TGTCGGGTCCGGGTCACTTACAGTCAAGTTGGTATGTTATGGCTATGTTGCTTATGCATCAGGTCGTTACCCAGCTGGAATTACAAAAATTCAAGGTACTGGATTAGTAACACCTAGCTTTTAGTTAGGATTTTTTAGTCAGGGCCTGCGGGTCCTGGCTAAATTAAAAAGGAGTTAAAAATGGCGAAATTTAAACTTTCAAAAGATGAAATTGCTGCTTTAAAGGATGAGCTGCATGGTTATAAAATAAAAAAAATGACCAAGCGTGCAGCTGCTGTTAAAAAAGTTCTAGCTGATGCTGGAGTTCCTGAAACTGCTGCGGCCAAACCAAAGGCTGAAACTGCTGCAAAGAAAAAGCCAGCGACAAAATCAAAACCGAAAAAATAAAAAATGGCTATAACAAATGGGTATTGTGCCTTAAGTGAATTAAAGGCTTTTGTTAATATTGCCGACTCAAATGACGACGCTGAGTTGGAGGATGCTGTTAATTCTGCAAGTCGTCAAATCGACGCTTATTGCGGTCGTAAATTTTACGCTGATGGTGGAACTTCTGCAAAAGTCTATAGATCTACTAACCCTTATAAGGTTACCGTTGATGATATTTCAACTGCCACTGGTTTGGTTCTCAAGTATGATGATTCTGATGATGGGACTTATGACACCACTGTTGCTGCATCAGACTATATTTTGTATCCGTTAAATGCTGAGGCTTTTGGAATTGCCGGCCTTGGTTTTACTCATATTGAATTGCTAACCAATGGGCCTCACGAGTTTCCAACTGTTGCGTCAAATAATCGACCTAGAATTCAAGTAACTGCAAAGTGGGGTTTTGCTGCTGTGCCTGAACCAGTCCGTCAGGCCTGTTTGATGCTTAGCAGTGAAAACTTTGCAATGCGAAACACTCCCCTGGGCATTGCTGGTGTTGGTGAGTTTGGTGTTTTGGCTGTTCGTCAAAATCGACAAATAACTAGAATGCTTGACCCTTACCGTCGCGGGGATTCTTTTGGGTTGGCTTAATGGCCAGCTTTTCAACTATCCGCACCGCTTTAAAAACAACTATCGGCGATAATGTTTCCGGGATTCGTGTCTATGACACCGTTGATGACATGGTCAATGTTCCTGCTGCTGTTCTACTTCCTACTTCTATAAATTTTACCGAGGCTATGGCTCGTGGTACTGACCGTTATGAATTTGATTTACTTGTTGTAGTTTCTCGTGCTGATTCCAGGTCCGGTCAAAATCAATTGGATGCTTTTATAAATGGTTCCGGGTCAAACTCAATTCGTCAGGCTATCTTTAATAATTCAAGCCTAGGCCAATCTGACACTTCTGCTGTTGTCACTACAATGAGTGATTATGGAGGCACTTATGCAGTCAATGGCGTTGAGTCCATCGGGGCTAGACTCGGCATTACTGTTTATACTAAGGGGTCAAGTTAATGAAATTTAAAATTGTTGGTAATAAAAAAATAAACGACGCTAAGCCTGGAGAGGTCATTGAAATAAATGATGAGGCTGTTGCTGATTCTCTTATCGCTGGTGGTCATATTGAAAAGGTTAAAAAAGAACCAAAAAATAAAAAAGGAGCTAAGTAATGCCTAAAGGTAAAAAATACACAAGTGGTAAAAAATACGGCATGGGCGGTAAAGGAAAGAAGGGCCGCAGGTAAATGGCGACTTTTGTCTTAACTGATGGCCGTTTATTTTTAGGTGGTTTTGATTTATCAAGCCACACGCAATCAATGACCTTGGATTTATCTGCTGATGAGGTCGATGTTACTCCTATAAATTCAGGCGGCTTTAGATCTAAAGCTGCGGGTTTGTCTGACGCGACTTTATCTGCAAATGGTTTTTTTGAGGCTGGTACTGACAAGCCTGACGCTTTGCTTGGTGTATCTGCTGGTGCTGAACTAATTGGCACGGTTTCTGCTACTTCATCTGCTGGTGACAATGCTTATTTTTTAAAGTCCAGGCAGTTCTCTTATCAAATTGGTGGAGCTGTTGGCGATGTTATGCCGTTCTCAATTAATAATTCAAATAGTTCTGACCGTGCTGTAAAAGGCACCATAATGGTAGATGATTCTGCTAATTTGACCGCCACTGGAAATTCAACGGGCCGCCAACTTGGAGCTGTTGCTGCGGGCAAGTCTTTATATGTTGCTGCTCATGTGGTTTCTATCTCTGGTACTTCAACTCCTACTCTTGCTCTAAAAGTTCAAAGCGATGATAATTCAGGATTCACTTCTGCAACTGACCGAATAACTTTAACTAACTTTACGGCAGTTGGAGCTCAATATTCAAGTGTTGCTGGTGCTATAACCGATGATTACTTTAGAATTAATTACACTATTTCCGGGACCAACCCGTCCTTTAAATGTTTTATAACTGTTGGGATAGTATAATTAATTCATAAATTATCGGGCAACCGATAGGACAACTCCTTTATGCTAACCGTATTCAGGAACTCCCGGAGCGTCATTGCAGCTTGCATCACAACCCACCGGGAGTTTGTCCTTATTCTTTGGGCTTTTGGTCCTGGCACTACTAGGCCTGTTCTTTATAAAAATCGCTTAGAATGGCTTACAGTGGCCTGTTTATTTTTGTTTTTTCTTTTCTAGGCCATAAAGTTTTAGATCCCTTGTTTTTGCTTTATAATTTTTTCTATGGCTAATGGTTTCAAAGTTTTCAACGTGTCTGAGGTTCTTACTGCTGCTGATGTTAACGATTATTTAATGGAGCAAAGTGTGGCTATATTTTCAAATAGCACGACTCGAGATGCTCAGATTTCAAGTCCTGTAGATGGTCAGGCGTGTTTTTTACTCGATTCATCAATGCTGCAATTTTATTATTCGTCAGCCTGGAATAATTTTGTTGGCGAGGGGGATATTACGGCTGTTAGTGCTGGAACTGCTTTGAGCGGTGGTGGTGCAACTGGTGCCGTAACTCTTAACGTTGATATAAATTCTGCGAGTTCTGCCACTCCTGTAACTGGTGACGAGATTTTAATTGCTGATGTTAGTGCCTCAAATGCTGTTAAAAAAACAACTTTAAATGATTTGCCGGTTTCTAATGCCACTCAGGTTGCACTCGATGCTATAACTGGTGGAACTACTGCAATAAGGACAGACATTGCGGTGACCGTTGCTGATAATGGGTCAGGCTCACAAAATGAATTTTATTTAGAAGGAGCTCAGGACCAAGTAATAAATCTAACTACGGGTTTTAAATATCGTTTTGACCAGTCAAATGCATCTAATGCAACTCATCCTTTAAGATTTAGTATCACAAAAGATGGCTCTCACGCATCTGGCAGTGAGTACACCGATAATGTCACAACAAATGGAACACCTGGAAATACTGGAGCTTATACTCAAATTGAAGTAAAAGCTGACACGCCAGAACGTTTATATATTTATTGTACAAGCCATTCAGGTATGGGCGGTGATTCACAATTGACGGCTGGCGGTTTTTCTGTTGATGGTGGAACTATCAGAGGTGCAACTGATTTAAGTGATAATGAATTATCAAAAGTATTATTTAAAGATTACGCAGAGACAGATGTTGCGGTAACTTCTGGAACTACTTTATCTATAAATCTTGCAAACGGAAACACAGGAAGCGTAACCTTGGCACATAATGTTACTGATATTGATTTTACGAACGTGCCGGCAAATGGCACTTCATCTTTTACTTTGAAAGCCACTCAAGATGGTACTGGTTCTAGAACAATGGCTATAAATGCCATAACGGTTAACGGTGGCGGTAATGTAACTGGTTTAACTGCTGGCGGAGGTGGCCTTACGTTGTCTACGGGTGCTAACGATGTCGACCTTGTAACGTTTTTATTTTTTGACGCTGGTACCCCATTAATTAATGCATTGCTTGATTTTAGCTAAGGAGTAATTATGCCATTTGGTGCTGCACGTTTTGTTTTTGGTGGCGGTGTGAGTACATCTGTTGAGTTTGGTAATGCTACTGGAACTACAAATACTGACGGTAATTTTACAGTCATGACAATCACGGGATCCGGAAATATTGTAATTGACGGCGGTGACATAAGTGCCGAAGTATTAGCTATGGCTGGCGGCGGTGCGGGTGGTGCGGGTTACTCAAGTCCAAACCAAGGCGGCGGCGGCGGTGCTGGTGGTTTGTTTTATCAAGCGTCCAGAACAATTACAAGCGGTACAAAATCTATAACTATTGGAGCTGGTGGTAACGGTGTTAGTTCTTACGGTGATTGGGCAGTTGGAAATAACGGCGGCGATACAACATTTGACGGTTTAACTTGTAAAGGTGGTGGGCGTGCTGGTGCTGGTAATTCGTCTGGTGCTAGTGGTGGCTCAGGTGGCGGTGGCGGTGGTCGTTCTTGTTGTGGTGGTAAAGGTGGCGGAAATGCTACACAAAATAATTTAGGAACTAACACAGGCGGTACAGGATATGGTCATGGTGGTGGTACTGGCTGGGGTAATAATAATGGCGGAGCTGGAGGCGGTGGTGCAGGTAATGGTGGCTCATCAGGTGGCTCAGGTGGCAGAGGTACAGGTAAAAGTTATAATATTTCTGGTTCAAGTAAGGAGTATTCAAGTGGAGCACCGGGACGTGGTTCACAAACAAGTGATTTAAATAACACTTATGGTCATGGCTCTATGTCCGGTTCAGCTGGTAAGCCGGGAGCAGTAATTTTAAGGTTTGAATTGTAATGTCTTTAAAAGAATACGGAATTGTTGAAACTGATGATGATAATGTAAAAGTTATTATTAAAGTTCTTTTAGCTACTAACACAAATGATTTAGATGATTCTTTAGAAATTGTTGAATTAAAAAATTTAAACGCCGATCTTGAGTTTGGTGACGGTGGTATTGGTTGGTGGTATGACGAACCGAATAGTCGATGGTTGCCTCAAAGTCCAAGGTCTGATTTTACCTGGGATAATGGTAAAGAGAAATATATACCACCTTTAGATAATCATCCAACGGGCGAGTATGAAAATGCTGACGGCACTCCGGGTCAATGGTCGTTTTTGCCTGAAACTAATGAATGGGTCGATAACGGTTCCGGTGGCGGATAAAACAATTTTTTAAAAATTAATTTTTTTTTTAAATTTTAATTATTAAAATATTTAAATGTTTAAAAAGAAAAATATTGTTTATATTTTTGCTGATGAACAATTTTTATTAGACAATAAAGTTGTTGAACCTTATAAAAATTGCAGGCCTAGTTGGTTTAAAGATATTCCACTTCACGCACCAAAAAATGAAATTACTCAAGGTCACGAAATAAATTACAAAACTTTCAAGGGTTGCGGTGGCATTTATGAATTTTTGGATGACACTTTTCTGCTTAAATGGTGGGCAGATATAAATATTAATTATGACATAAATAAATATGACTATGATGTGAGCATAAGCACTCATGGAGCTGTTGACTCTAATGCTGGTTCACACTTTGAAAGTTATAAATATTATGACTATGTTCCATCAAAAGCATTAGAAAAAATTGTAACTTTAACGGCAGTAAAATTAAAAGCACCATTTTTTATTTCAAGTGATGTAAGCAACCGTATGATGTTGCTAAATCCATTTTATGAATATCAAAGAGCTTACGAGGTAGTTCCTGGTATGTACGATTGTAAATATGTTCCACAGCTTAATGTAATGATTGAGCCGTATGAAAGAAATTTAAAACTTTTAAATGGAGATGGTGCAATGCAGTTATTTTTTCCTGACGCTGATGACGTTAGAATTGAAGTTGCAAATCAAAAACAAAAAGATGAATATAATCAAAAAATGACAAAATTGTTAAGTTACAAAAAAAACAGGTACATCCGGGTACGAAAAAATGAAAATTGAATTATTAATTAGAGATGAAAAACTTTCAAAGTTAATTGAAAAATATCCACCAAAAGCAGCAAATAAATTCCTGCCTGATTGGTATAAAAAAATAAAAATAACTAAATCAAGACAGGATACTGAATTTTATTTTAAAAGCGGAAATAATCACGCTAAGAAATGTCCAGCAATTAGAAACGTAATTAATGAAGGCATAATAATTCCGGCGTGGTCTGATATTTATTTTAGATGGGACGTCGACACGTTCGAGTATGATATGCCTATTCGTAAAGCTACTGAAGTTCCAATAAAAAATTATTTAGAACCTCACAATTCATTTCAAACTGAGCACATGGACCTTAACATTGAGGGTCGTGTTGGTGCTTTAAAGTTAACAAGTCCATACTATTTTAAAGTTTCAGAGGGTTATTCATTATATTTCAGTGACCCGTTTTATATGTTTAGAAAAAACATAAGATTTTTACCTGGAATAGTTGAAAGCGATTATTGGCATGAGACTAATTTTCCATTTGAATTTTATAATGAAATTAAAGGCAAAGGCAGCTTTATTGTTAAAGCCGGGGACCCTTTAGTCCATATTGTACCAATCAAAAGAAGGACAGAAAAAGATAATATAATTGTAAGGTCAATGACTCCTGGTGAAGAGAAAGAAATTGAATATCAAAAAATTAATAGATTTCATCAAGATAATTGGAAATCAATTTATGAATATTAAAATCAATAGGCCATAAAATTAACACTTTAAGTGTAATAAAATAATTATATGTTACTTGAAGTAAAAAGAACTCAGTTTGGTTCCGATGCCACAAATGGCGAGATGTTTATTGATGGTGTCCGGGAGTGTTTTACCCTAGAGGATGAAGTTCGGGACGGTCCTAAAGTCTACGGCGAGACCGCTATTCCACTTGGCGAGTATGAAATAAAATTAAGAACCGTTGGCGGTTTTCATGACCGTACTAAAAAGCACTATGATGCAAAGGATGGTTTTGGTCCTGGTTGGCATCAAGGCATGCTTTGGCTGCAATCGGTGCCTGGGTTCCAATTTATATTAATCCATCCCGGGAATGACCAATTTGACACCCTGGGCTGTCTGCTTGTTGGCCAAACTCAGGCCGACCTGGATAAAAACGAGGACGGCTTTATTGGTAGATCCCGTGCCGCTTATGAGGCTCTTTATCCTAAAGTCCGGGACGCTTTGCTTGCTGGCGAAAAAGTCACAATTAAATACTCTAATCTAGGCCAAGTTTCGACTCCTGCTGCAAGTAGTAAAATTAAAATTGAAAAAAAGGAGCATCTGTTGTCTAAAGGTGATAATGGTTTAAATGTTAAATTTTTGCAGGAGTTACTGCTTAAATGGGACGCTGCTTGTATGCCTAAGTTTGGAGCTGACTCTGACTTTGGTGGCGAGACTGAGGAGGCCGTTAAGTCCTTTCAAAGCGATAACAACTTGGACCCGTCTGGCTCAATCGACTTTATGACCGCTATTGCTCTATCAAAACACGCTTAGGAGTAAAAATGGATTTTAAAGATTGGGCTATAAAGGTCGGGATTAGAACCCTAAGGACTTTTATCCAGGCTTTTCTAGGTATTCTTACCGCATCAGGTACCGGTATGGTTGAGATGGATGTCTTAACTAACGCACTTGTTGCTGGGGCCGTCGCTGCGGTGACCGCTTTACAGAATGGCCTTGAAGAGTGGACCCCTCAAAATAAGGGTTAATTTAAATTAACTTCGTTCATAAATTTAATACTTTAGTTCGTATTGGACTTGTTTTATTTTTAGTTTTTCCTTACCCGGCATTGGCTAATCAATCAACAACTTACGAGCGTATTGCTGATGATGGTCAAAATCAGACCAGTCTTACTTTTGACTATGGTGGTGCGTCCTGGAACCGTTTAGATATTCATTCTGGTGAGTGTGGTTCAAGTTCTCAGGCTGTTCATTTTAATATGCAGAATGTTGACGATGCTGTTTTGACCATGACTTTTCCTGAGTCAAGTGTTAGTTCTGCTGGTTTCTTATCAGGCTGCGTTAATGATGCTTATTCGGTCACTTGGAACTACAGCGATTCAACTTCTGTTACTGAAAATTATGACGCTCAGTCCAATGCGAATGTTGCGACTATGTTTGAAAATATAACGCATTCGGTTACTGACAAATTTATTACTTCTGTTGAGATTGTTTATGATGACTATGTTATTGTTGATGATATTTTTTGGACTTTTGGAACTCCAACAACCACAACCACTTCAACCACAACCACTTCAACCACAACAACTTCAACCACGACCACCACTACTTTAGATCCCTTGACAATTGAAAGAAATAATAATTTTTCTGAGACTGGAATTCTTGAAACTAACCAGGAAAGGTCCGACCGTGAGGCTGCTGAAGCCGAGGCTGCTCGT